TGCGTGAGCGGGATATCGATCTCGGTCGTTTCCCCTTGATCGACCGGGATGGGGCAGGATTTCAGTTTAAACTTGATATAAGCCTTGGCTTTTTTCAGGTCCGCCAAGAACGCCACCGCCGCCGCGTTTATCGTCGCCTGATCCTGCCAGAGGTTGTTTTTTATCGAAAGCGCTTTCTCGCCGAAGGTAGCGATCGAACCCGCGTCCGACGCTTCCGCCTTCAGCTCCGCCTTGTCCCCCAGATCGTCCTTGGACTCTCGATCCTGGAGTTCTCCGGTCAGAAGGATCCGGTTATAGAACTCCCCGTCGTTCTTGATGTACTCGATATCCGCAATATGTGCCGCAGCCAGGTCAAGGTCTTCGAAGCCGGCCGCCTTGATCGCCGGTTTCGGGATGAAGACCGGTTTCCCGTCGGATCGGAAATAGAATTGATACCGGCAGCGCTCGGCGATCATTTTTATCGCTTCGAGCCCCGAAGTCCCGGCCTCGAATCCCACCCGGTCGATCATGATCCCGGTCGCTGTATAGATCGCGTCCGCTTTGGCCGCTGAATAATTGGCATAGAGCCCGCAGTTGGCCAGGATGAAGAAAATGACATCCTCCGGCGCATAGGCCTCGTAGACGTAGGCGACGAAGATGGTCCCGGCCGCCGGCATCACCCAGTCCGGGACGAAGTTCAGGATCGAAGAATCCCTATCCCAGGTGAAATCCTCGTTGACATAGAAGTCCTCATAGGTCGCCGGCGGGCCCGCGGTGACCTGCTTCCGGAGCAGGAAGCAGCCTTTCGCCGCGGGATCTGAAGGGTACTCGGCCGACGTCATGGGATAGAAACGGCTCTGGACCTGGTGGATCGTCAGTTCATCGAAGAGCATGGATCCAGCCGCGGCCGGGTGCGGAGACGATTTTTCGAGAGCGATATAGACCGTTGAAGCCGGAGCGATAAACTCCCCGGTGATTTCCGCCCAATCTCCATTCTCGGGTACCTGAAACTGCCGATAATAAATATCAGCTGAGTCCTCCGTCGTGCCCGCGACAAAGGCGACCTCTTTCCAGTTCTGCGTCCCAAGCTTCGAGCGGAAGGAATATTGATAGGTACCGCCTACAACAAGCCCCGTCAAGGTCTGCTTGGCCCGCTGATATCCCAACCGATCCGTGATCTCCGAATCGGTTTCCACCTCCAGGCACTTGCCCGAATATCCGCCCGTTTCGCTGGAGATGAGGCCGTTGTAGGCGGTCCAGCCGGACACGTCCACATCAAATGTCCCATTAGTAACGACATTTGAACCGTCGGTCAGCTCGAACGTCCTGGTTCCCCCGAAATTCAGGTCAAGATATTCCCTGAGCTTGTAATCGGCCAGGACCTGAGCGTAGTCATACCCGGTGAGCTTGATCTTGGAGCCCACCGTATCGAATTCAACCCGGGCGATGATCCCATGCATGACCGGCCAGAAGTAATCCGTTCCGTTCACCCGCAGGCCCGCGGAGATCCGGACCTTCCGGCCGATGGCGAAAACGTCCTTATAGGACGAGGTGGGATGCAGAGGATGAAAAACGGCGCCGGGGTTGTAGATCTCGGCCGACCAGCTGCCGGCCATGACAGACCGCTGCGGATCAGAGCCCCCAAGCGACGTCGAGACCGTGGCCAGAAGCTGGCCCCCGGTATCCGAAACGATCGCCTCTGGCGTCTTCCAGGAGCCCGAATAGTAGAGCTCGATCTTGTTTCGCGGGGCGACCGCCGGAGCCTTAAAGTCAGACAGCGCAAGCGGGGCATAGGATTTCCCCCAAAGAACGTCCCAGTGATCCACCGTCATCATTTTGCTCGGCGTGACTTCGATCGACCACTGGGAGGATAACTGCTGGTAGGCTTCAAGCCCGTCTTTTAGTTCCGCGGCCGTGATTCCGACATATGGGTCCGGGTCGGGCGACCAGAGACCGATTGAAAAGAAATACTCCTTCCCGGGATTCGCCTCGCGCAAGGCATCGATGTTTGCGGCATCGACGAGACACGCCGAAACGTTGACGTCGAAATATCCGTAGTACATCCACGCCCACAGCCCATCACACGCTTCGATGGCCGTGGGATAGTATTGGCCGAATTCCCAGGCCTGACGTTCGCCGTGGCCGTTCCACGAGCCCATCTGGACCATCACGAAGAATTTATGATTGTGGGCGTTGGCGATCGTCCGAAGTTCATCCCAGAACCCGGCAAGGAGAGAGGTCTTCCATTTCCCGAGCGTCTCGTCATCGAGGTTTATCGAGTCATCTTCATTTCGAGGCCAATCCGTCGCCTCCGTGTCCGCCATGAAACGCGCTTTCGCGGCCGCGCAGTAATCCACGTTTCGATAGGCGCACTCGGCCATCGCCACACCGTAGAAATTGTAGTTCTCGCAAAGATCGGTAAAGAATTCGATATAAAGGTCGTGGAAAGCTTCGCCCGGCGTGACGAGCTTCAGGAGTTTCACCCAATATTCGACCTTCCCGTCCCCGCCGCACGAAACGTCCTTTTTCCATGTCGCCCCGGAATCAAACGAGGTAAACCAAAGGGGCAGGGCGTAGGCCCCATTCGCCGTCGCGTAATTATGGGCGAGGGCATCGACGGTGATTTGTTCCGCCCCGGCGTTGATCCCTACGACCTCGACATCCTCGGAATTTAAAGAATCGGCGATGCGGACGAGCGTCCCCACTTCCCACGTGATCGAGGCAAACGATCCCGCCGGCAGCTGAACCACGACATTCGATCCCGCCGTGAGATTGGACTGGATGGCTTGTCGCGGCTGGTTGAGAGCGCCGCCGGAGACCGGATATTGCTGCGAGTGGTCTTCGGGACAATCCGACTGCCAGGGGTTGACCTCATCCGGACCAATCGCGGAATCCTCGGGATGAGCCGACGTCCAAATATTGTCCAGCACGTCAACCTCGAGGATAAGGTTGACCCCGGCTTCTCGGCACATCTCGATTGATTTCTGGACGTAATCCTCGCCGGTATCGCGGCCGATCCCGGTCCAATATTCCGGATACCCCCGCCGTTTCCAAAACGTCCAATGAGGCGTTCCGGCCGGCACGACGGCGGCATTTCCGGGAGTTTCCAAGGAATGAGCGGCCAGAAGGTCTAGATGGGCGTTGAAGAGCTCATTGTAGGTGTAGAGCTGCGCATTGAGATCCGCCCGGACAATCCGCCATTTCGCGGCCGCCGGCGGCGAGACCGCTTCCTCGACCAAAGGCAGGTCGCCCCAGTCGGCGGCCATTGCCGACCCGCTTCCTGTGTCCCAGGTGCCGAAATTGAATTCCGTCTCGTATTCCGTCCTCGACAAGCACTTTGCATGAACGAGAAACCAGACGTATTGAAGCTCTGCCCCAGCGGAGCCGGGGATTGATTTCGATCGCGATTGAGCAAAATCGACGTAGCGGCAAAAAAAACCGGTTGAACAATCCGACGAATAACAGGCCAGATAAGCATCGATATCGGCGTCGGTCTCTTCCTCGGTCCCATCGTCGGAAATCGTTCCGGCGGGCGTCCATATCCAGGTTTTATTGTCGTACGGGAGCGGGACCGAATAGGCCGTGTTTCCGCCGGCATCGACGCTGCCGCCGGTGTTTTGGTTTGCATACCCTTGAGGGAATACGTTCGCCTCAAGCATCACCTTCGGTTGATGGAGAGCGGCGGCAGAGTCGTTCGAGTCAGCGAAAGACACTTTCGCGAAGGCGTCGCCGTCGGAAATCGAAAACGTGACCGTGAGGTCGTGGGTCACTCCGGCCGAGTCCTCATAGGAAATCGTAGCGATTAGGGAGACGGTCGGATCTCCGGACGTTTCCGGCCCCTCCGTCAGCGTCCACGTGCCGATCGTGTTGAGATAGAAACCGGTCGTCGTCGCCGGAACGAGCCCGTCGCTATACGAAAAATAGAAAAGGTAGTACATGACGGCGCGTTCCGAAAGGAGAAGATTTCGGATCTGATCGACGATGAGCGTGGTCCCGACTCGGAATTTAAATTTCGAGTTGGCCAACCACCAATGAGTGTCCTCCGCCGTCCGGGTCGCCATCAGAGCTCCCGGATCACCATCACGGCCGAGTTCCGATGAACCGCCCGGTGATAGGAATCCAACCGGGGATCCGCCTTGAAAGACAGGATCGCGACGCTGTACCAGGTGGAGCTTTCCCAGTTGTTCTGAAACCGAAGCGGGACCGTGAGGGCATGAAGCCCGGCCAGGGTGGCGACCTCGGCGTCGGTCAGGTAATGCCAGGTCAACGTCCATTCCCGCTTTACGGCGATGATCCCGACGCGCATCGACCCGTCGCTCTGGGTGGACGAATTCATGATCTTCACGTGGTTGACCGGCATGCCCGGGGGGCTCCCGGCCGACCAGCTGATCTGAGGGAGGGTCGTTTCGGTTCCGTTCGGCCCGAGCTTGATATCAGCCATTGGCGAACCTCAGCCCGCGACGCCGGAGCTCGTACTCCATCGTGGAAAGGAGCTTCTCCCCGGCCCGCTGGATCTCACCTTCGGAGAGTCCGGTCGTAGCCTGGACGAGGGGCCCCGAGAGAGTGATATTGATCGTCTGATTCGACCCGGCAGCCGGGGCCGCGGCAGTCTCTCCCCCCGGGGCCCGTCTGAATCCTACTCCCGCGACAAAACGCCCCATGTCGTCGTGGGGGATGATGTACTCGGGTTTCTCCGGCGTTCCATGCACGCGAACGAGCTGCGTCGTCATGGAAACCCCGCCGCCGGCCGCGCCCGGGATCCCCTCGACCGCATTCCGAACGGAGTAGATGGCATCCCGGATCTCGGCTCCCCACATATGGATTGTTCCGTTTATGGTGTCCAGCTGGTCGGCTCGGTGATCGTTCTGGCCCTGGATGAACGAAAGAATAGCGACGACGTCCAGGTACCACCAGTGCCAGCCGGCCAGAAAATCGTCCAGGCGTTCGACCACGCGCCCCATCCCGTCGCCTGCTCCGCTGTTTGATCCCCCGAGAATCCCGCCGATCGCATCGGCTAGGCCTCCGGCGAGTTTGAACGCGCCGTAAACAGCCGCGGCCGCGAGTCCGATTTCAAGCAGCGCCGGGGCGGCCGCCGCAAGCGTCGTGATGGCCGTGGCGATCGCCGTGGCCAGGGTCGTGAGCCCGTACGCGACGATATCGATCACCGTGGTCGCGATGTTCTCGATAACACCCAGGATAGACCCGGCAAGCGACTCGATAGCGCCTCCGACGGTCCCGGCGACATTGGAAACAGTTGTCCCGATCCCCCCTAAGGCCTCGCCGGCTTTACCGGCTGCCTCTTCGGATCCGGAGACGATCGACTTCATCCCCTTGACGATCCACTCCGTGACGATCTTCCCGATATAGTCCTTCACCGTTTCCCAGAGCGTTTTCCAGAGCCGGTTCCAGGTCGTTTCGATCGAGGTATTCCCCTCGATGAAGTCCCCGATTACATCCCCCCACTTCGAGGAGACTTCGTTGAACAAACCGTCCCACATCCCCTTGAATTCATCGACATCCTGCTTGACCTGGGTTTTCGTGGAATCCGGAATGCGGAGGTCCGGGAGGACGATCCCTGCCGCCGCCAGGGTAAGCCGCTGAAGCTCGTAAGCTAGAAGGAACGCAGTATTGGCGCTGTAGCCCATCGCATTCCCGACTTCCTCGAAGATCTCGTCGGCCGTTTTCATCTCGCCGTCCAGATCCTTCAACGTCTTGGGGCACTTATCCCAAGCGACCTGAAGGTCCCGGGCTTTGGGGAGGGCCGTGTCGATGATGATGCCGTGCTTTCTGAGATCCTCGTTGACCTTGTAAACCGCTTCCTTGTACTTCTCCTGGGAAATCTTCCCTGAGGCCAGCATCGAATCGAGGTCTTTAAGGGCTTGCTGCGCCTTTTTCCATTCCTCGTTCTGCTGCTGCTGGGTGTAGATCCCCAGAGAGTTTAGGAAAGCCGTATATTCCTCGGCCGCCTTCTTGGCGGCTTCCTTGGCCGCCCGGGCCTTATCCTCTGCCTCGGCTGCCTCGTGGAGCTTGTCGATTTCAGCCTGCTTCGCCTCTACGTGCCCGTGGACGACGTTTCGAAGCTCTTCTTGGAGAGTGACCCCTTCCTTCCCCTTGGCGATAGCCAGCTCCATCGCCACATAGTTGTCCTTATACTTGTAGGTCAGCTCCTCGAAAGCGTCATAGGTCATCCCGGCGGCCTGGGCGGCCTGCCACATGTTGGTGTACAGGCGGCCCATGTTCTCGGCTTCCCTGGCGCTTGCCTCTTTTTCCATCGTTTCGGCTTCGGCCAAGTCGCGGATCCCCGCCGTGACATCGCGGAGGATCCCGAGGAGCCCGGTTTTCTCGAGGATCAGTTTCCCAACGGACTCCTTCATCTCGTCGATGTTCTTCTTCGCCTGGTCAAGCTGCCCGGCATAGGACTCCGTCGCCGCTTCTGCCCTTCCATACATCCCCTCGAGCTGATCCAAAATCGCGGCCCGCTTCTCCTCGGCCGTCAGGTTTTCATCGACTTTGATCCCGTATCGGGAGAGGCCGACGTAGTTCCCCTCCATCGCCTTCATAACCAGCGTGGCGGCGCTGTTGAGATCAATCCCCATGACGGTGGCTAGCCCGGCCGAGCCTTTAATCGCCCGCTGGATCCCGTTGGCATCCAGGTCGGTCATTTGGGCGAGCAGCGCCGCGGCCGACATCGCCTGCTCGTCCGTATACATCGTGGCCTTGGAGAGGTCCGTCGCGAACAGCTTCAGGGAAGGCAGGGTATCTTCAACGGATCGTCCTGAAAGCTCGATGGCTGTCGTCATCGCACGCTCGGCCGAGTCAGCCTCGATCGCGGCCTTCGCATAGCTGATAATTTCGTTTTTCGCCGCGGCTACGCCTTTTTCGATCAGGCCGGCCGCGATCACTCCCGCGGCGAACTGTTTCCAGAGTCCCCCGGATGACTTCTCCGCCCCGTCCGCTCCGTCCTGAACCCCCTTGAGCCCGTCCTTCACGCCGCCGAGCGCCTGCTCCGAGCCGTGGGTCTTCGTGTAGACGTCGATATTCACTTCAGGCATGCGTCTGCTCCGCTTCGGCCTCGGCCTGCTGAATCCTCATGAACATCGAATGAATCATCCCGACCTTCATGATGAAAATCCGTTTCTCCTCGCCTTTAAGTCTCAGCTCGTCAATCAGTCGGGGGATCAATCCCGCCTCCATCGTGAATCCGCAGACGTAGGACGTCGCCCAGCGCCAGACCTCGAGGTCATGCTCCCCGATCTCCGGCGGGTTTTGACATGGCGCCTCGCCTTCGCCTATCTCCGTCCAGTCCGTCGAGTCTTGGTAGTCCTCGTACCAGCGGAGATAGGCCGTCAGTTTTTTAGGAAGTTCTCCGTCTTACAGGCAAAGTCGGTGATCGCTCCGAAAAGCCAAAGGTTTTTCTTCCGGGGCTTGGCCGGGGGTTCATCGCCACCGAGCTCGATCGTCTCCTTGCTCTCGGCCGGTTCCGGCTCGGGAACGACGTTCTCCCAGAGCAGGGGCTCGAGGAAGAGCTTCTTGTTCTCGTCGCTGCAAGGAACCGGCTCGCCGTCCTGGGTCAGATCCCAGTCCTGGACGAGCTTCGAAGCCTGGGCGGCCGTCCGCTCGAAGGTCCCGAAAAGGTCGTCGGCGCTTTTCTCGCCCCGGAGCTTGAGCCCGGTGTAGGTGCTTCGCGCGACGTCCCGCTTGAAGCACGGCTTGACGAGCAGCCGGATCCGGGCCGGGCTGATCAGGTCGGTCTCGAGCTCAAACTCCGCCCAAACCGCCGTCGAAGGGAATCTCAATTCAGGCATCTTGCCTCCATTCGCCCCACGTTGGGGCTTTCTTTACCGGGGCTATCCCCGAGGCCTACCTTGGCCACGATCGCCCCGCATAACGCGTCAGGGCGCGCGTTCCGGCCGCTGCCGAGGTCGTCAGGCCAGGTAATCGGTCGCCCGGAGGTTGACCAGCTCAATATAGGGCCGGGCATGGTCCATCCCGGTCGGATTGGCTGCGGCTTCCTCGCCCACGAGTTCGATCGAAGCCGGAACGACGTCGCCGAGGGGGCAGTTGTAGGCCACGATCCGGACCCGGGGGAAGAACAGCTTCAGGGAGTAGTTGTACCCGGTGGCCGCCTCCGCGCCCGTGAAGGCCAGCAGCAGTTTCTGCTCCGTCTCCGCCAGGAACGTCGAGAAGAACGCCTGATTGATGGAATTCGATCGCGGGAACTCGAGCTTGATCTTGAAGTTCGGATGCGGCCCATCCGCCGGTTCCAGGATGTTCAAAGCGCCGCCGACGATCTCTCCGTCGATCGGCCGGTCATACTCGACGTTGGTCGTCTTGACCTCCAGGGCCGTCTCCGAAGCGACATCGCCCCCGCTCTCCGCGTTCATCTTCACGGCGATCTGCTTGAAGAAGACGCGGTTTCCCCGGTCGGCATAGGTCAGGGCGTCCACCTGGGTCGCCCCGTTCACTCCGCTGTTGTCGATCAGGGTATTCCCCCGGATGCTGAGGGTGCCTTTCAGGAGGCCGTCGGCGACGCTGAAGGCCAGTTTGTGGGGCTTGGCTCCGGCGACTTCGAAGATCTTCCCGGGCCGTTCGCAGACGACCGTCGAGAATTTCCCCATGATCGAATCGGCCCACTGGACGGTGTGCTTGTAGGCCGCCGTCTCGCCCTGCTGCGCGGGAGTTCCGGCCGTCCCGAAAAGCTGCGCGATCAGCATCCCCAAGGCCCCCGGGGAATACCGCATGGCGAAGACCGGGGCGAAATCGACCGGATCCACCGGGCCCAGGTCTCCTTCCATTGTGACGGGCGTATCGAGCTCCTTGGCCGGGATGTACGGCTGTTTCCGTTCCAAGCCGCCGTCGGTTTCAATCAGCATGCCGTCCGAGGCACCGACCGCCACGGCCGTCCCCCAGGTCGCCGCCTTCTTAGCGCCGGCCGCAAGGACACGTTTGATGGGAGTTGTCGGGGTAGGCATTATTTCCCTCCGTTGGCTTTCTTCGGGGCTTCCTTGTCCTCGATGAGCTGGGCCGCCCCGGTCTTGACCCATTCATCGACCACGGCCGCGGGGAAAGGCGCCGCCGGGTAGGTCGAGCCATGCTTGAGGGCGGGCCCTTTCCGCGGGATACCCGACTCCCCGAGCCAGAGAATCTGTTTCGCCATGTTTCGAGCTCCTTAAGCCGAGATGTCCCGCAGGTAGTTCGCACTGAACACCAGCCGGGAGATGAGATATTCGTCCTTGTACTTTTGGGTCGTAGCGTCCCCGTCCATTTGAAGCAAGGGATTGCTGGCCAGGGCGGAGATCGAGACCGCGTTGATCAGATCCTTCTCGATCGTCTCTCGATCGCCCAAGGCGGCTTTCCAGACCGTCCGGGGATTCCGGAAGGTTTTATAGGCGATGAAGACATCGATCGAGTCCGTGGGATTCGCGACGTCGCAGGGGTGATATTCGTTCCTCAGCATCCGGGTTTCGATCCGGAAGGCCTTGTTGACGATCGAGCTCGGAACGGCGTCGAAGTCGAAGACCTCATCCGTCGCCAAAAAGCCGAGAGCGACAAGCCTCGTTTCGATGGCCCCGATGATGTCCCCGATTACGCTCATGGTTTACCGTTGAAAGGTCGGCTGCGAGAACGTGACCTTCTTTTCCTCTTCCTCGATCGAGCCGCTTTCGTCCTCGTCGTACTTCACGACCAGGCCGGCCAGGGCGTCCTTGTAGTCGGATTTATACAACTCGTATCGCCAAGCCCAGATGTCATCGCGAGACTTTGGGAATTCTTTGAAGATCATCTCGAACGTCTTGAGGATGACCAGCTCTCGGATCTGAGCGCCATCGATGAGCATATGAGGCCGACGGCCCTTGTTTTTAATGTCCCTTACAACTTGCCGGAAAGCTTCCTGGATCTGTTCGTCGTAGTTGTCCTGGGTCGCCCAAATTTCCTGGGCCAGGAGCGGCGCATGGGCCTTTAAGTCATCGTCGATGACGTTTGGACGGAGGATATTGAGAACGACATCGAAGAAGAAGGTCGCCTTGAAAGTCGTCCCGGACAAGACATAGGACACTTCAATCGCGGCGTCCTCTTGGAGATCCTCGGTGTAGGTCGAGGCCAGGGAGTAGGACATCGTCCCGCCGACTGCGATCGACATCGCCGCCCGGCTTACGACCTCTATCCCTGCCGGATCCTTGACGGTGATTGTGGCCGAGGAGGGGACCGCTTGGATCCCCCCCTCGTACACTTTGATTTCAATGGGAAACGCCGAGCCCTTAACGGCCTGGTTCTCGGTGAGTTTCACCGTCTCGGCCATCGGGATCACTTCCCGCCGGAGAGCTTGCCTTTGATCCGCTGATCGTGTTCGCGGTCCTTGCGGTTGGCGAACGCACGCGGAGGCTCCGGCTCGTCGATTTTGGCCTTGACCTCGGGGGCGGGCGGTTCTGCGGCCGGCGCCTCGGGCTCGACGATGGTGCAGCTCATCGCCTGGAGCTTCCGGACGGCCTCGGGATCGGTTGTCGTCCCCCTGCCGCTATAGAAATCGACGCCCCCCAGAAATCCCTTGTATCCGGGATCCGGGTGTCTCAGGATCACGGCGTTTCGCATTTCAGACTCTTCCTTTCTTGCCCGGCTTACAGCTCGGGCGTGGTGACGAGGACCTCATAGGTCACGGACTTGGAGTCCGCGGCCACGCAGGAGTACCGGACATATTTCTTCGCCGCCCGGAACACTTGCTCGAAGATCCCGACGGCGGTGAGAGCGGGGAACGTGACGATGTCCGTATATCCGCTTCCGAGCGTGTCGCTTTCCTGGATCGTGATCACCAGGCTCGCTCCGGAAGTGACGACGGTTGCCCGGACCACGGCCTTGACGAGGCTCGTCGGACCGATCGCCTTGCCGGTGCCGTCGACGGAGGCGGTCCCGGCGCCGAGTTCCCTGAGGACAAGTTCCTCGTCCTTGATGATGGTGCTTTGTTCGTGGCTCACGATGTTTGTCCTTTCCCGGGATTAGACGATCCCGGTCGCCTTCTTCACGCCTACCAGCCGGGCCGCGCACCGGGGATGGAACATGGCCATGCCGATCAGCCATTCCAGCCGGTAGCGGTAGACCGGTTTCGCGTCGATTTCCCCGAGGTCGACGCCATCGGGCGCTCCGTTCTGGAGACCGCTGACGGCCGAGTCGATCCCGAACTTGAAGGCATAGGCCGAAGCGCAGATGCCCGAGTCCGAGCCGACCGTCTCGTCGAAGTCGAGGATGACGCTGCCGTTGTTGTCCTTGTCCACGATGCCGATGGGGATCCCGTTGAACAGACGGACCCGGTCCCCCCACTGGCTGCGGTCGATGGTGATGATGTTGGAGCCCTCGTAGAGGTTGTCCACCTGGCGATCGAACGCTTTCCCCCAGACCAGGAGGTCCGGCTTTTCATCGAGGGCGTCGATCAACTGGAGGAGGTGGTTTTTCTTGAGGGTCGCGCCCGCCGAACCCGCGCCGTCCGCCTGGATGACCTGGCTTCCGGTCAGGCGCTTGTTGATCCCGTCGAAGCCCTCGGGGTCGGCCGCCTCGTCGCCGTCGAAGAACTCCTTGGTGAACCGGAGGGCCTGGGTCTTGGCCTGCATCCGGATGTCGGTCGTCCGACGGCCGGGACCGTACATCTTGACCAGGGCCTTGTCGGTGTCCATGTCGCCGCCCATGATCTTGATCTTCTCGGTCTTGGGCAGCAGGACGCCGACGCTTTCCGAGTAGGCCTTGTTGATCCCGCGGAATCCGATCCCGGGAAGGGTGTGCTCCTGGTTGTAGGCCAGGGCGTTGCCGACGATGTCCTTGAAGGGAAGGGCGTCCATGATGACGGACGTCCGGGCGAAGATCTCGATGATCCCGCTCAGGATGGGATCCTGAGTACCTTTGGCGTATTCGATCAGAGTATGGGGCATTTTTCCTTCTTTCGGGATTCGCTGTTATTTCTTCCGCATGGAAGCTTCGAATCCCCTTGTGATTCGGTCTTCGGCGCTCTCTTGGCCCTGGTTGGGGTTGATGAGCGTCGTTTTGAGCGACGGAGCCGGAGCTCCGGGCGGCGGCGTGGTGGTGCTGTCGGCGGCCTTGAAGAGATAAGGCCTGCTCTTCTTGAGGGCCTCGATCGCATCCGTCGCGCCGGTCACCGTGAAGTTCTCGTCCACTTTGATCGAGCTGCGGTCGGCCAGGGCGACGTCGTCGCTGTTGAGGATCCCGGCCTTGATGGCTTCCGTCTTAAGCTCGCTCGTGATGGCTCGCTCGGAGAACTTCTTCTGAAGTTCCGCCTTCTCGCCTTTCTCCTTCTCCGCGAGGTCCTTGAACTTTCCCTGTTCCTCGAGGGCTTTCTTCTCGTCGTCCTGTTTCTTCTTGTCCAGGGCTTCGAGCTTCTCGCGGAGCGTCTTGGCCTCGGCGTTCGCGGACCGCTTCGTCTTGAGCAGCTCGGCGATCGCGTCGGGGTCTTTCTGGAGTTCGGTGATTGTGGGATCGACTTCGCCCTTCTTGGGCTCGGTGGTCCCTTCCGTTGTCGTCTTCCCGTCCTTGGGATCCGGCATTGTATGACCTCCTGTCATGTATCTGATCCGCTGTCCCGCGGGTATCAGCTATCCTCGAAGCGGCGATCGCCGCACGATTTCCAAAATCTTGTCGTCATAGTGGCGCTTGACCGATTGCCGGAGCTGCGTTTCGCTGATGTCCATGAAATGCCGCTCCGGCTGCCGGCCGGTCCCGGTGTTGTGGATCTGCGCTAAAAGATCCGCGTTGATCTTTCCGCCCGGCTCGGCGTTCGGCTCCACAAGGACCTGACCGTGATCCGGGGTGACGACCTTCGTCTTGATCGAGTCGAGCATCGTCCCCGATACCCGAAGGTCGGGCTTGGACGTGCCTTTCTTCTTCGCGTAAGCCTTCGAGTAGGGATTGAAATTCCGGCTCATGAAGTCTTTGCCGGCCGCCGTCCGTTCCAGGATCCGGGCGTGGACGTCCGAAAGCACTCCCTCCATCGGCTTGGGGGAATTGAGCAGCGCCTGGACCTCATCCAGACAGGCGATCGCGCCGTTGACTCCCTGGATCGTGATCGTCTTTTCCATCGGCTTATCCTTCCAGCTGAGAGAGAAGCGCCCGGAGGAATCCTGCGACATTGCTGACCGGCATCTTGTAGATCTCCGCGGGGAGCTTCCCGTAGAGAATGTTCCAGCGGTCCATCAATTCCTTGAGCTCGAGCTCCGAGGAACCGAACTCGATCACCTTCTTGATGTCCGTCTTTTCCTCGCCGCGGAGCTTCTCTTTACCGAAAAGCGGCTCGGGGATGGCCACGCCCGCGGGCGCCAGGAGGCAATGACAGTCGTCCTCGCAGTACCGGCCCGAGGATCCCGGGAGTCCCCACTCCGAGTCTTTCCATTCCTCGATGGTCATGGGGTCCTGGCTGGCCGCCTCGATGCACTTCGGGCAGGGATTCGAGCTGAGGATGACATTGACGAAACGGATCTGGGCGGCGGTCATTTGCGCTTCAGCTCCTCGAGGTAAGCCTGAGCATGAACCCGGTTGACCAGCCCCCCGACCTCCCGCTTGAGGGCTTTCCTGAGCGCCTCACGCTCGAGCGCCCATTTGCTCTTGGGATTGGTCCGCATATCCCGCAACGCCTCTTTCGAAAGCCCCGCGACCTGGTTCTCCACGATAAAGACCTTCATCCGGTCGGCCCACTGGTCCAGAATCAAGCCCGTTTTGGCCCGGAAAAGCGCCAGGGCGTCGTTTTGTTTCATCGCCCGGCTCCTTTGATCATCCTGGCAAGATCGACGCCCAGGGCGGCCGATCCCTTGAGCTCCGGGGCGATGTCCTCGAGGATCGCAGCCACGAGCTCGCGGATGTAGGACTCGCTGTCCTTGCCGAGAAGCCGCGCCTCGTCGAGAAGCAGCGCCCGGATCCCCGCCTTCTCAGCGGCGGAGTTCTCGAGCTCCTGCGTCTTGCGAACGTTCCCGCGAATGGTCATTCTTCGTTGTCCTCTTCCGCGTCCTTGCCGAAACGGGCGCCTTTCTTCTTCTCTCCACCTTCCTCTTGCCCGGCGATGATGAAATTGAGAGCTTCGTCCAGGGTCGGATGCTGCTGCCGCAGCTTCGCCAGCGCTTCGAGGTTTCCGATGATGGTCTTCTCCGCCTCCTTCTCGTCCTCGACGTCGGGATTGAAATGCCGGTAGAAGGCACCCAGGGAAATGAGCCCCGACTTGAGCTCTTCTTTTTTCTGCTTCAAGTCTTCGGCCGGTTCCTCGGGATACTCGATCTCACCATGATCGATCCCGAATTCCGCGTCCTCGGGCAGCTTGTCGGAAAAATGAGCGTTGTTGACGATCCGCGTGAGGTTGAAAAGCTCCCGCTCCGCGTCGAGGTAGGTCGGGATCTGGTCCTCCCGGGCCTCGAGCAGCGCCCGGTTCTTGATCTTCAAGGCCCGGCCGGACATCTCCGCGACCGACATCGTCCACTGGTCGGCCGAGATCCCATAGTTGTTGATGATCGAGTTGATCTGGAAAACCAGGGCGTCCTGCAGCTGCTTCATATTCGCCTGGATGTCGAGCACCCCCACCTCGGCGTTCTGGCCCCGGACAACGAAAGCCGTCAGGGGATCCAGGATCTGGCCGGTCGGGACATCGTCCTCCGAGCGGACGTAGAGCTGCTTGAATGAGGCGACCTTGAAGTAGTAATCGAACAGGGTCATCTTCCAGCCGATCGAAACGGCCGAGTTGTAGAGATCGTTTCCGGTGTCCTGGTCCCAGAAGGTCCCGTCCGGGTCGTTCCGGTGGATCGTGAGGAACGGCATCACCGGGCGGCCCTCGGCGTCCCTGTAGGGGTAGTTTTCGGGCGTGTAGATGGCCTGGCGCTCGACGAAATTCTTGTCGAGGATGCTGTGGCTGCCCTGGTCGTCCCAGTAGAAATACCGCGGCTCGGTCGCCCCGAGTGTATTGACCAGGTCCACGCGGTAGACGATCGCCCGGGCCCGGGTCGGATCATCCTCGTCCTGGATCACCGTGACGAGGTTTGGGGTCAGGAGATCGTAGACGATCTTCCCCCTCCGGACCGTGACGAAAACCAGGAGCTCGTTTTCGAGGTTCGTGAAGCGGTTCGCCTTCTTCATCTTCTGGTCGAGCTTCGTTTCGGCCAGAATCTGCGTGTACCGCTCGGATTCGATTTCCGTCCCGGAAGCCGAAAAAAGCCCCCGCTTGGCCGGGGCCTTGTAGACCATCGAGATCTCGTTGATCACCCGCTTGAGGACGTTCTGGCTCTGGTTCACGTGGTAGAGCAGGCGCTTGTAGTTGTCCGGGTGGAATTGCGCCTTCATGGTTTCCCGGATAATGGCCTCGTAGTCGTCCTTGTAGAGGTTGAGCTTGTTGAGGGCGGCGGTCTGGCGGGCCTGCTCGGCGTTCCATTTGGCTTCGAGCAACGACCGCTCGACCATCATGCTGCCGGCGGATTTGAACAGCATCACGCGACCCCCACGGAGGATTTCTTCACGGGGAAGCGAACGAGGAAGAAGTACCGAAGAGCGTCGATCCAGTGGTCTGAAACGCCGTCCTTGAGCGGAAGCTCTGAGACGATGTCGCCCTTGGGATCCGGGTAGCGGTACATCTCAAGCGCCGAGATCAGCCGCGCGCACTTCGGGGAGATGTGGAGCTTTTTATTCCGGAGCCATTTCCGAATCTGGTTGATCCCGTCCTGGATGATGCCTGGATAGTTGGCCTGGTACCGGACGGCCGTATAGCCATACCGGGCCCGGAGCTCCGCAGCGCTCGAGGTCCCCACGGCCTCATTCTTCGAGTCGCCGGCCGGATCGCAGCCGATCATAGGTTTGGCTCCCGGGATCATCCGGTCGGCCTTCTCCGCGATCGTCGAGATCGGCGTCTCCCGGGCTTCCATCTCGTCAAACACCCAGACGTTCTCTTTCTCGTCGACGTTGATAAATAGCGTCACCGTCGGGGCGCTCCATCCGAAGTCCATCCCCCGCCAGTACTGCATCGAGGGCGAGAAAGAAAACGGCGCCGCGGGCACATGGGAGGGGTTCTTTCGGTCAAAATCGGCAAAGACCCGGCCGCCGAACGTCTCGAAAGACGCTTCGAATTCCTGCCGGTACACCCGGGGGTCCATGTCCCGCCGGGCCCGCTCAAGTTCCTCGGCCGGGACCGTCCCCGCCTCCGAAGTGATGATGTGATAGGACTTCCACTCGGCCGGGTCGGCGACTTCGTTCTGGTACAGGGTGTGGAAGTAGTTGTAGCCCTTCGGCGTTCCGATCATCATCGCCCGGGCGTGATGGTCGGCAAGCGCCGGCCGCAGCACTTCCTCCCAGGTGGCCCGGGCATCGTTCATGCTCTCGATCTCATCTCCCACCAGACCCCCGAGGCCGCGGCCGCGGAGCGAATCCTGGTTCTCGGCTCCCTTGAGGTGAATCGATGCGCCGGTGATGAAGTCGATGCGAAGGTCGCTCTCGTAGATCTTCCGGACGAACTTCTCCATGATGAACTCGGCCAGGAAGTGCTTGAGCGTCGGCCAGGCGATATCCTTGGCCATGCCGTATGTCGGGGCGACGTACCACTGCGGGAGCCCGGGGATCTTCACCGCCCCGTCGATCAGGCGATCGCAGGCCAGGAAGGTCTTCCCGGACCGGCGGCCGGCCGCGATGACGATGAAGCGATGAGGATCGGCCTTGACGCGCAGCTGCCAGGGCTTCAAGCGATACGGGAGCCGCAGCCGCTTCTCGACGAAATCGATATCGGCGGAAGGGGGCGGGCATAGGGTGCCGCCCTGAAACCAGGCCTCCGCGCAAACGGCGGCCTGCATCACTGCGTCCCCTCTCCGCTTGGGGGCGTCGGGTTCTCGTCGTAAACGATCTTGTAGTAGATCGGCTTGTCGCTCGATTCCCCCGCCTGCTTGTCCCGCCAGCGGTCCGGCTGCCGGTTCTTGAGCCAGAAGATCATGGCCGCCGTTTCGCCCGGGACGTCGATTTGATTCCCGTCTTTATCGACTGCCTTGTGTCCGATGGCTTTGTGATACAGACTCTGATTGACCTTGAAATCTGCCTTGATTTTTCCCCTTTTTATGGACTGCAAAAATTCGGGGTTCTTTTTCCAGTAATTGAGCGTCCGCTCAGAGATTCCGAGGATGATTGCGATCTCTGTATCGGTCAGGCCGAGGCTTGCAATGACCTCAACCTGAGCGAGATCGGCGGGCGGCTTGGCCGGCCGGCCGCGAAGGGATCCGACTTTAACTTTCATGATCAGCTGAGCACCGTTTTCTTGATTTGCAGGGCGATCGCTTCCATGAACCGGGGCATCACGGCGTTTCCGATCCGGGCCCATTGCTCGCGAAAGCGGCCAATGAACTGGAAATCATCGGGGAAGGTGGAAAGCCGCTTGAGTTCGGCGATGTTCAGGCAGCGGGGGTACTTCCAATGACAAATTCCGCTACTTCCCGATGGGAAAATTGTCTTTGGGATCGTCGGACACGGGCGGTATGGATCGAGTTTACAACCATTGAACCAGAAACCCCGCGGATGATATCGATCAAAACTGTCACCGGGACGAGCTTTTGTCCATACCTCGAGAGCTAAATCCTTGAGAGTCCGGGAGTCATCCTCGGGGAGCCCCGCGAGAACCTTCCCGGACGGAATGACCCGACGCTGGGGGATCGGGAAGACCGGAGCCTTCTTGAGATCGTTTCGGACTCCGATCCATATAAGCCGCGGCCGGGACTGCGGGACCCCGTAGAACTTCGTGTTCATGCTTTTGCATTTCACGCGGTAAGGAAGGGCTTTTAGCGTCTGCATGATCTCGAGGAAGCGTCCCTTCATCCGGCCCTTGATCATCCCGGCGACGTTCTCCATGACAAACACTCGGGGATTGAGGTCGGTGATCAAGCGGACAAATTCCCGGAAAAGGTCGTTTCGGGGATCGTTGACCCGCCGGCGGCCGGCCAGAGAGAACCCCTGGCAGGGCGGCGAGCCGTCCAGGACGTCGAGCTCCCCTTTCTGGATCCGGCAAGCCTTGAAGATCTCCTTTGCGGTGATCGTGCTGATATCCCTGTTCCAGACCGGTACGTCCGGGAAGTTGAGGGCGAAGGTCTCGACGGCGTTCTTGTCGAAGTCTACGGCCAGCAGCTCGCGGAATCCGGCCCACTTGTAGCCGAGCGAGCTTCCGCCGCATCCGGCGAACATCGAAATCACGGTCGGCGCTTTTACCATTTGTACCCGCATTTCGGACATTCGGTCGTCGTTTCGAGGGTGTCGTCGATTTCCTTGTCGTCCGGCTCGAGGTCGGGCCCGAATTTCTCCAGAAGCGCCTTGAGATCGACCTGGTGGCCTACGTCGACCTTGAAATCGGCCAGGTCGATGTCTTTGAGGTGAGGGAGGAGAAGCTCGGCCAGGCGCTCTTCCTCGTAGAAGCCGGCCCGATCGTTGTCAGAGAGGGCGTACTTGATCCGCTCGGCTTTGGTCTTGGCCTCGATGACGGAGACCTCGACGTTCTGGACTCCGAGATCCTGAAGGGCCCGGAGGCGCATGTTCCCGCCCAGGACGACATACTTCCCCTTCTCCTGGACGACCAGGAGGGGCTTGTAGACGCCGAGCTCGAGGATCTGATGCTTGAGGCGTTCGAAGTCCTCGATCCGGATCCCGCGGGGATTGTCCTCCCAAGGAATGACCTGGGCGATGGGAACCCGCTTGATGATCAGGGGTCGGGTCGTGAGGGAAGGGGTTTTCGGCATGGGTTATTTTCTGAGGAGGAGTTGATCTACCTTGCCCTCAAGCCGGATCAAGGTGATATCCGTGTTTTTTTTCGATTCAACCAGCGACGCGATCGCTTCGCCGCGCAGTCGGCAGACCAGGCTTTCACCGGGACCGAGCTTGCTGTCTTCGGAATCCTTCGCTTTTTTGACGGCCCGGCGGTCGATCATGGCTTTGATGAGGAGTCCGCTGTTCGTGATGATGAGTCCGATGACCCCGGCGTCAAGGAAAACGGCGATCCCGGATTTCCCGGCTTCGATGGCGGGCGCGGCAACAGTTTGGACGGCTTGGGCGGCTTCGAGGATCATGGTCACTTCCCCTTCCGCAACTTGATGATTTCCTGCTTGAGTTCATCGACCCACTGGATGAAGGCCGGGGTGACGATCAGATTCCCATCCGCGGTGAATGCGATGGGGTTCTTCCGGACCTCGGGGCCCGGGTTGAGGACGTCGTAGGACGGATAGAGCGCAGGGTTATAGCGGGAGCAACTCGCCAGGGCTAGGACGAACGCGAGGATGATCAGGATCAGCCACCCGGCCAGGATCCTGCCGGACCACCGATCGGCACGGTTACTTGATCTCATAGAGCATCTCCCGGATAGCCGCGAGGTCGCGGTCCTCGATGGCCTTCTGCAGTTTCTCCCGCCGGCGGGCGTCCTTCTCGGCGGCGATGGAAATGGAAATTTCCTTCTCGAGGGCGATGATCCCGCCGAGCGCTTTGAGGATGGCTTCTAAATCGGCACTCATAGTCCGTCCTTGTATTCGACGTGATAAATGTCGTTCAAAGAGTCCCATCGGCCGCCCCAGCGGAGGCCGAGAGATTCGGCAATCTCGCCCAGGCGGTCGTATTCGGGCGTCCTGGTCCAGACGAAATCTCCGTCCTTGATCACGGCAAAGTCCTTCGCCAGGCGCATCATGTGGGCGGTCGGTTTGATCCGGGGATCGATCTTCGAATGACCCTCGAGGAAATGCTTCAAGTCCTCGTCCAAAGTGGATATGAAACGGAAACAGACGAGCTTGATGTCCGCGAGGGATGCCTGGAGAACGAGCTTTGACGTCGCGAGCTCAAACCGAGATTGTTTTTCGGTGAGGGAAGTTTGCGGGGAGGCGTTCATGCATACGCCTCCCCGCTCGGAAAGGAGGAGAGAACCGCACCGCTGTCCACGACTCCATGATAAGGGGCTGATTTTCGTCGGGGACGCCAAGATGGGGGTAAAGGGACGCCCTGGTGGGGGTAAGGGGACGTTTGGACGGGGGAATTCCCCCCTTGACAGGAATCAGATTTTCTGGATTTCGAACCGGTCGGCGTTCACCCTGCGGATCCAGAGTTCGCGGCTTGCGATCGTCGATGCTTTAAACCGGGAGACGTTGAGGCGATCCGTGGGAGCGGGTGAATCGAGGCAGATCTTGATGAGCCGGACGTCCGATCCGCGCATGGCCACCAGGCACACCGGCTTGTTGTCTGAGAGGATGACATCATAGCCGAGTGCCCGGAGGTCGGCGAAAGCCTTCTGCTTCGCCCTGGCCATGCGCTTCTTGATCGGATCGTCGCTCAACGGTTTTACTCGCGTTACTTTTTCAGTTGTTTGTGCGGAAGGATGATATTTGGAAGATTGGCGGAGATTACGCCTCTGAAATCCTCGGATTTCCCTGCCCGGTCGGCCATGACAGTTACCGCCTGAACCATAGCGCTCTCTGACTGTAAGAGTTTTCCAACGAAACTCAACATGACGCCGGCGACTTTGAAATCTGTTTTCATAAGGTTTTCTTTTGCTGCATGAGAGGCGACGCGAATTTCTTTTAAAATCGCATAGGCCGTATCGATCATATCGTCAACCTTGGCCTTTTGCGGCTCCCCCATCATGCTGAACGGTACAAAAGACGCTTTAGACATTTTAGATTCTCCTTAAACTGTTTCGGGCTTCGATGGTTCTTAGATACTTCAACACCGCTGTCGATGGCATACGCATCCTGATCATCCCAGGGCTTAATTGATAAACCACGATGATTCCTCGTCTGATCGCAGTTCTTATACTTGACCAGGAAGCCCCAGTTATAAGATGCAAATCCCTTATCGTTAGCAGCCGATAACCATTATGCCAGTCTTTAATCTTCATCGCGCCCGCTCCCCTTCTTGTCCTTCCCGACGTTCAAGATCTCGTCCGGGACCTTGCCGACCAGGTCGGCGCCGATCGCCAGGACGGCTTTGACGAGTTCGGACTTCTTCGATTTCTCCGGGACCTGGCCTTTAAGCGCCTTCTGGAAGGCCGGGACCTTGGCCAGGTTGAACTTCTTGATGAACGCCAGGATCTCGGCCGTGGTCTTCTTCTGCAGGTATTCCTCGTTGACGACGTATTCCTTGGCCAGGTCGATACCGAGGAACCGGCCGACCGCGGCCCGGTTCACGGTACCGAATCCGTCCGAGTTCCATCCCTGCTCGATGCTTTGGCCATCCATCACGATCGATGAAATCGTCGCCCGGGCAACCTTCTCGAGTTTCTGCTTATCGGCCTTCAAGATTGCAGCAACGAGTCCATGCCCCGTGTTGCCGCAACCCTTCAATCCAAGGACCTTTCCGATCGATTCCTGGACCGTGTACCATCCGTGAGCCTTAGCAGCCGCGGCGGAGAGCAGCGCCAAGCCTTTCGGAGAAGCCAGATCGAGTTCTGAGATCTTGGCTTCGATCCTCGGCCGAAAGAAGTGATCCCGGAAGTACTCGCCATGCCAGGCCGCCCGGGGTTCCCCGGGCTTGGAGTTCGCTTTCTTTCCGGAGCCCTCCCTTCCCGGTTCTGCAAGGGCGCGATAACACGCCGGCTTCAAACAGGCTTGTTTCTCCTTAACCTTCCCGTTTATTTCGAGGAGCGTGACGAATTGATCGCAATCGAAGCACTTCGGCCCGGGCTTCTTGCTCCAGGTCTCAAAGGTTTCCCTCTGGCTATAGTTGATCTCGTCGTCAAAGGCGGCGCCGTTCGTTTTGTAATCCTTGCGGAAGGACGTCGTCGCCCAGTTCTTTTTGAACCAGTCGCGCTGATAAGCCCGGAAGCAGCCGGGATTCAAGCAGGAC